CTGTACAGATCATAGCCACCCAACGGTAAACGTGTAGTGGCTTCACGCCGCTTGATTCTGCGCAGACGGAGTTCCCGATAACCCAAGACAAGTACCACCACCAACAAACCTAATCCCACCATCAGGATCAGGTCATCAAAACTATTAACCGCATCGTTTACAACCGGGTCGGTTGTAGTGATCGTTTCCATGGGTTATTCCCGCTTAGGCAATTTGGCGAGCACTGCTGGCGACAGTAAGCCTGAGAAATAAGAAGCGTACATGCTGATAAGATCTGCAGATGACAAAGGAAACTTCGTCAGCTCCACCGCCAGATCCAACCAAATTGCGTTGTCTTTCATGTACGGGTATTCACAGATAAACACCGAATCAACCAATGGTGAAAACGTCAAGCATGCGCCCACCATGTCACACACCCGCTGATTAACGAACGGGATCTCCAAGACCTGCGTATCAATTAAGATGTCGCTTGCCGTGAAGTGGAAACGCAAACACACAGGGGTGTAGTGGGTATCAAGAGTGTTGAGTGGATTCACCAACATCTCTGACGGCGCCAACATTAAGTCCTGCATCTGCGTGTAAATAAATTTGCTCATTAGGCAGCCCTTTTCAGTTCCCCATGATAGACAAAAGGGATATTGTACTTAACACAAATGTTACGAAAAATATCCACAAGTAAAAGACGGTGACAAAAATCCCCCGCCCCACAATAACACGCCAAAGCCACACGCTCATGTTGGCGACAAAAGTTGATGAACCATTCCGGATCAGTTGACCAACGCCCTCTCATAAGGTTTAAGTAGATTTGCTGGTACCCAGAGGCGTTAATGCAGCCACTTTTGTAATTCCCTAATAACTCACCCGTCGGTGCTAGCCAACGGATGTTGTTATGAATTAAACCAGAGGCGTAAGTGGTATCCACTAATGGGATGTCCAGTTGTTTAGCCAATCGCCACTGACCTAACTGTATTGTCCATATTTCCATCCCCGCCTCCTTTACCTACAAGTTAATCACGATGTGGGTTTTATCCCACAGTATTTTCACCGCGTCTCTTCCCGCCACTGTAGAACCCAGCAACGCAATCAATCCAATGCCGATCATGAACAGCACAAACAGCACGACCAACATTTGAATGACGGGGTCCACACCCGGCCTGCCGCACTGAGAACAGCTTTGACGTCTAAGCAGTCTCATGGGTTTCTTCCTGTATCTCAACATCGGGTTGCTGGGCTTCAATGAACACTGGTTCAATGAGTTTGACGAGCGCTGCAACGGTCTGCATGGCAAAGGTGTTGATCAACGGAATCTCATCGTCGTTATGCACCACATCCGCATCCTGGATATGGCGATTAAATACACAGTGTGTGGTAACACTAGGAAACCGGCTGGTTTTCTGTGCAATGGTTCTCAGACGCGCATTGATCTGACCTTGCACTGTCCCTGCTGGTAACTTCAACTCTTCCAGCGCTGGGGTGTAACCGTAGGCCTGGCCCCAGGTATAGTTGTTCAGCTGAAGGGTAGTGCGCAAATGGGTGATCACCATTTCATGGTAGCCAGTGCACCCGTACACCAGATTCTGAATACTGATGATATCATTCAGGATGTACTGTGCGACCGCGGTCGGTGCAAAGCCATAACGCCAGCCTTCAATGATTGTACTGGCGCGCATCTGTTCATAGACAACACCATAAAGCTCTTTGTGCACTTTCTCAATGAGACCGTAAAAGGCTTCTTTATAGTTCTTTGCCTGGATGGTGTTGTTTCTGATTTCGCCGTTGTGCTGCTCAGTGATCTTGGGAGCGTAAATATCAAAATCGGGATTGATCGTTAACATGGGTTACTCCTGAACCAGAAAATAGTCACGACGGGAAGTGAGAGCGACAAGCACCAACGTGCGGTATTCTTTCAGCTTGTCAATTTTGTCAAACTTTGACACCGAACCACAGTCGCTGGCGTAAGTACCAAAGCGGACATAGTTTTCTGCACCCATTTCGTTAGCGATGTCAACGGAACGGTTGTTGATTTCCAGCTGCACATCGATGGCGTCACGGGTGCGTTCTTCTAATGACGGCGTGTAACCATACGCCTGACCCCAATGGAATTTGTCGTAGCCCATCAGAGAATACATGGTGCCGTTCAGTAACTGCTTGGCCAGTTCATTTCCCCGGTTGCTACCATCATTACTGCCAATGAAAGCAAAACCGGTTCCCAGGTATTCATGGGTGATCAGGTAATCAGCCACCGCCATCGGATCATAACCACGGTGATAACCACCAATGATGTCTTTGATGCTGAGATCGATGTTTTTGATCAGGTCATCGAAATATGCAGTCAGGTTATTTACCGCAATCCGATAAGCTTCCTCACCGTTGGGAACGGTCTGCAGTAATTCGACGGCAAAGAGCTCTTCACGTTTAAAGAACTGAACGGTTGTCATGGAGTTATCCTTACAAAAAAAGAAGGTCACCGCAGTGACCCTCTGGGAGTTATGCCGCTAAGCCTTTGACGGCAGCAGCAGCTTTGTTGGCCATGATCTCAACAACCTTTTTGTAGGTCGTTCCCAATGCATGGTCGCGGTGAGTCAAACGGTTATGTCCGTCAATATTAAAGGTCCAAACCGTTGAATCGAACTTAAACCGATCTTGCTCAATACGCCAAACACGACTGCCGGTGATGTTCTTATTCGGCGTCATGATAGCTGCACGGTACTGGTTTTCAATACCGTTCACCAAACGTGCCTGATACATCGCTTCAGCCACACCCACGTAATCGCTAATGGTGTCCGTATTGGATTCATCACACGTGCCCAGCAGGTTATCGAAGATTGCTGAGATCAACCGTGAGGTAGACTCGTGCGCATACGGACTGCCTTGTGTGTAGATTGTCGCGCCGTAGTTAGAGCGATGGTTGAACAACTTATCACCACCGGCAACCGGGCGGTACGCACCGCGCATGCTCCAGTCACGGATGATAACGTTCTCACCCAACTTTCGTTGGTTACGTCCAATCCACACGTCATACGTGGTATTGGTGCTGTCTTCTTCAAGACGCAATAAACGCGCCCCAATACGGTATTCGGGTAATTCAATTTCCAACATCTTCACGTACTGGATGCCGTCGTGTTCTTGGTGCTCAACTTTTACAGTAATCTGTTGCATGGTAATCATCCTTTTATTTATGGCACTTTTGGCCATGGGACGGTTATAAAAAAGAAGGAGCCGAAGCCCCTTCCAGGTTAGTGATTAAAACTGTTTACCAGTACACGGGTCGTAATGATGACCACCGATCGGGTAACCTTGGTTAAGTTGCGGCTGGAAATGCATCTGCTGGGTAGTAGATGCTGGATCCATGTGCGGCATACCGTTGGCGGCATCCGTTGCAGGGTGACCGGTAGGTATTCCTGGGTTACCAAACTGCATTGGACTAAGTGGCGAACTACCCGCACCAAACATCGGAAAATTCATCCCGCCCATCATTGGTTGCTGAGGCTGTTTTGCAGCCATCGCTTCAGACTCTTCAATAAAGAGGTTAATGAATGCCGGAGAGAAGCCAGCGCGGTCAAACGCCAATACATGCTGAACCAGATGCTGATTGGTAATGACTTTATCGCCGTAGTGGTATTCTGTTTCCTGTGCTTGGAACTGCGTCGTCATGTACGCGTACTGACCGGTGCGCACCTGTTCGAAAGTTCTGACGAGATGTTCATCAGCTTTGAACAGCCGAGACTGACGAAGCGACGCGCCCAACTCCATGTTCATCAGAGTTTGCTTAACAGTGATGGTGTTATCGAGCACTTTCCAGATGCGATTATAATCACAGCAATGTGCACGACAATGCGTTTTCACTTCACCGTTTGCACGGTACAACCCTTTTGACAACATCCACTCAGCCATTTTAACACGATCATCAATAACGATGTGCGCCAGGTTAGGTGCGCCAGGTGGTGTCAGCAGTTGACGAAATACTTGCTGGACCACTGCATGTTCTGCATTGGCTTCGGTGTTGCCTTCCATACCCAGGATGTTAATGCCGAGACGTGGTCGTTCAGCCGTACCAAATGCTGTTCCTAAAACTGATAACCCAATACCGATGCTTAAGAACGGTGTGTCTTCACCCAGCGGGTAGAAGCTTGCCACCCATTCACCGTGCAATGTGTTTTCATCGCAGTCCTGGCCGTAGATGACTGGCTTTTCGTCATACTCTTCCGAGACCAGCTCAACAACCATCTTAGACGCATCATCGAACTCTGCTTTGTATTGCGTGCAGATGAAGTTCTTTTCGTTGACTGGGGATTTGATCAGGGACGTAGTTAAGTTAAGGCTCATGTTTCAGTTTCCTATCTATTGGCATTCTTTCTGAATGCAAGGTTTTGAAACTGTCGCGAAATACGACAGTAGATAAGAGCCGGTTTCCGGACCAGCCCTTAGATTACTGTCTATTTTTGGAATGTCTTGCAGGACACAGTCCGAGTTGACCCAAGCGGGTTAAATGGAATTGTGTTTGGCTGAGCGGGTGTCTAGGCCGCTCAGTGTGTTACAGGGTAGAACTTACTTCGCACCACCGGTCAGGAGGTCGTCAGCCATTGCACGAACGTGCTTCACGGCCGCAGCGAGTTCGCCACGGTTCGTACCAGCGGCGTTGGCCGTGTAGGAGCTGATGACATGACCGTTGATGGTCTGTTTGCCGTGCTGGTATTCACGCACGATATCGGTGGCAATGGTGTCCGAACCCACTGACAGCGAGGTAGAGATTTGAGACAGCGCGGTGTTGTTCTGCATCACTGGCAGACCGAGTTCACCGAGTGCCACTGCCTGTGCAGCCATGACTGCGCTGTCGTGGCTCTGGAACTGTTTGCGCTGATCGATAGTCAGACCTTCTGGCAGATTCTTCTCATACCAGTCCGGTGCGGTCACAGCCACGCCGTTGTCGCCCATGGTCATTGCTGCTTTCAGGGAGTCAGCCAGAGTACGAGTGGTGGCTTTGATTTCTTTTGACATGTCGAACATCCTTCTGATGGGGTATGTGGTTTATATGTAAAGTGTTCTCTGCAGAGAATACACTAGAGTAATATAGGGTTCAAAAATCTTTGAACTCACTCGCCTGTAATAGGCCAGGTGCTCTGCAACTTCTCTGCAGCGTACGCCATGGCTTTGGCGTGCAGCATCTTAGCATCAAGACCGCTGTAACGGTTATCAACGATAAAGGTTTCGTATGCGCTGTTAAAGACATCTAACATTGCTTCCGGAGATGGGCCACCCATTACACTGCTCCTTCTGATTCAGACAACGCCAACTCACCGTGGGATGCATTCATTGCCACCTGATGCGCCAGCAGAACCATCATCTTCTGGTAACGTGCCTTGTTAGGTCGAGCATAACGACCACTGGTCAGTAGCGCGTTATTCAGCTCCAGCAGGTTAAGTGACGGGAAGTACACGATGTTGATGAAGTTCAGGATATGGTGAATAGTCACCTCATCGCGGGTCAACGTATAGATCAGCTGACTGCGAAACGCGAGACCCACCTGAATCGGGGTGTGATTAAACAACGGCCACAATACCACGCTATCCGAATCCTTCCCCAGCACGTATTCATTTACCCGTGCCAAGAACCCACCGATGATTTCACCCCGGGCATCTTTGTCTTTGGTTTCAGCTAGACGTGGAACCACGTTTTGGTATTCTTCGATAACGCGCATTGCGATGTCGCAGTAGCGAGGGAGAAAGGATTCAAGTTCCTTCATCGCCAGAAACGCACGAGCGACACTGTGCGGTGCATTAATAATCATGATCACTTCCTGGTTCATTATTAGACATAAGAGTGGGGTAGTTGGTACGATAATACACAGGCCGGCATAAGAGGCAGGGTTTCCCCTGCCCCGTATGTGTTACCAACGCAGTGAGGTCGGACGCAGAATCGGTGAGTTGTCACCGGCTTCGTAATCGTTCATCATGATCTGCAGTGCCGTGGTGTCATTGAAATTAGACTCCAGGCCGTAACCCTGACCGCCAGCATTCTGACTGGTGATGATCTCGTTACGGATAACGGCAGGATCGAACTGGTAGTCACCAAACGACTCCAGACCCGGGGAATGATACTTGGTGGCATTACGCACACCTGGCTCAGGCACCCAGTCCCACGTCACCAGCTCGTATACGTCTTTCTTCCACGCCATACCCATCATGGTATCGAGTGTCAGTGAACGCACAGAGAAGCAGGTGTCTTCGCTGGAGTTTTCCAGTGACGCTAACAGCTTGTCACCGATCGGACCACCCACAGGTTTGATTTCACCCAGCACCGCTACCATCTGCTCATTGCGGTGAGACTTGAAGTTGTTGAAATCAAGTTCTACACTGCGGAGGTGCAACGCCCAGTTACTCATGTCGAGGTAACGCAGACGGGAGAAGTACTGCTGTTGTGACATCCCCGGTTGAATCTTCGGATGGTCTTGTTCACCACGCAGGTGACCGCGTTCAATACGACGCATGAACGAGGAGGACTTTAAGAAGATCTCTTCCAGGTATTTGTTGAACGGGTAGTAGTTACCGGATTCGTTATGGATGTTAAAGCCACCCAATACCACGGTCCAGTAACCATCCCCGCTCGGCTTTAGCGTGCCGGCTTTATTTGTGCCACGTAACGTCTGGCACGAAAACGTAATGTTCGACATACGACGTTCCTTTTACGAATCAGTTAACCCCAGATTACCGGCACCGAGCTTCTTGTGAGAAGAGTATTCGCCGCTGGTAATAGGAAGCACGATGATATCTTGGGGGTTACGCAGATCCATTGCTTCGAACCAGTTGTTGTAAATCAGTTTGTAATACCCAGCACGCAATACCGTTGATTTGTTCAGCGGCAGCATGTTCCCTTCAGCAATTCGGACGTATGCTTTCACCACCACTTTACGGGGCAGCTTCGCATCACTGGTGGCTTCACGCCCCACCTTCGTAAAGAAGATCTCACCAATTGGTGTTGCCGGATAACGCACATGTGCTTTGTTGTACGGTACCAGCCAAACTTCTTCCGTGGAATCCGCATCGCCCAGGATTTTCTTATTGGGCTTCAAGGCCACTTCATAATTGATCGCGTAGATCTTCCACCCACCCGACCACTTTTCCGCATCCATTTGTTCCCAGTCGTACAACGCCGAACTGTACCCAGACAAACAACCGTTCAAGGTGCCCGCTGTAGAAACACGAGGAACAGAACGGTCCTCCCGATTCATAGTGCGACGCGATACACGCGGTTCAAATGACTTAAGGCTGTTGTTGGTACTAATGTGGAACACCACCCCCGACGAGTTCGCCGGGGTAAGAATGTCGACATTGTTACCGATGGTATTTGGCCAATACTCCAAAAACCGACGCATGTCCTGCAGGTCAGTGTTATCGTCCACCATTAGCTCCTCAGCAAGGCTTCTACGCCTTCCACACGATCTGACGGGTTAATCAATGCAGAAACCACACCATCCTGGAAGTAACTACCAATCAGTTTCGCCACCGTATTCGTTGACGTTACAGCTGGGTTACGCAGCCCCACAATGGTAGGCGGTTTCTTGTACACGTCGGCCAGTGCCTGCGGTACATTACGGTACTGTTTGTTCAGATCTTCAGGGTCACGGGAAATAATGTTAATGATGGTTTCGAACACTTGCGGGTTCGCACCCATCTTAAAGCCCGCGTACTTCGGTGCCAGATGGAAACACTTCGCCAGGTCAAACAAACTCCATCCATATGGCGCATTGCCGTTGATGATGAGTTCGTTAAACAAAGGAGGAATGCAACTGTCCGTTTTCGGAATCCAGGTGGTTTCGAATACCGTGCTACCGGGTGCAAACGACAACTCATAGTACGGGTTCCCGTCCAGCTTCACCTGACGCACTTCGGTCGGGGTCAAGATCATGATAGCCGGTACCAGGGTCGCACAATAGAAACCACTGTCCGTTGCCATCACGAACTCACCCACTGACCAGCAGGTTTCACCAACGTTCGCTAACCCTTTGTTAACGTAACGCTGAGGGATGTAGACTTTACACCCCTCACGGCAAACAACCGAACTGTCGTCAAGTTTGACCAGATTGGCACGGACCTTGTCCCGGTTACGTGTTAAAGATGACAGGTCCATGGGTTACCCTTACGATTGGAAGTTGTAGTAAACGTCGTTCATCAGTGATTTGATGACCATATCCATAACGACATGCGACGCGATGGCTTTTGGTGACAGTGTCTGATCCGGGTAGTTGTTCATTGCAGTAATGAACTCATCCACACGCAGGCGGCAATAGATGAATGACGCGAAGACGTAGGTGATGACCTTGTCCAGGTTGTCGCTGGTGTTAACCGGCAGTCCACTGGCCAGGTAATTCTGAATGTCGCGGATCATGTCTTGCTTGGTGCAGTCCGGGTTGATCTTAGCCCAGTAATCCTGGTCGATGTTCACCACGTGCTGAATCGCCGCTTTGGTCAGCGCTTCCATGGTGAAACGGTGTTTGCTCGACACTGCCATACCGGTGTAGGTACTCACCACGTTGTTGTACGCCGCTTCGTACTGCGGACGCATTTCCAGAATGGTACGACCAGACACCTGACGCTGAGAGAACACGTTACCAATGATGGCTTCAATCGACCCGCCTTCTTGCAGGTACCATTTATGCACATCACCGTTCAGCAGGATGTTGTCGGTTTTCTGACCCAGCTGCCAGTTGCGAACAATTGGCATGTTGATGATCAGGGTTTTGTTTTCCACCGCAGCCACACGTGCACGGTAAACACGACCGATCACTTTACCGAAGTGGGCTTTGAACGCAGAGATCGCCAGGTTATAGGTTGGCAGATCCATACCCCACTGCACGCCTGCCACTGGATTGTCATACAGGGCGTTGGCTAACAGGAAGCCAGACAGAATCGCGTCGTAACCTTTACGGGTATCCAGAGCATCGCCCAGGGTACCTGCATTCAGCACACGACCATTGCTGCTGTTACCGAGCATGCGGCTCAGGAAACGGAAGTCATCAGAATCAGACACTGGCTGACCCTGGAACCAGATTTGCCAGATGGCGGACAGGTGGCCCGGGATCTCTTTGTCTTCACGTGCAATAAAGTCACGCACTTCCTGAGAACCCGAATTCACCAGCGCGTGCAGTTGCTCATCGCTGAGGGTCGGCAGTGAAACAGAAGGCATACCAACCAGATCGACTTTGTCGTACTGGGTAGCAATCCCGTCAACCAATGCACCGGCCCACAGTGGGTCGTAGTTGTACACATCGACCTCAGGGATGATTGAACGCGCTTGAGCGTTATCGGCCACGTACTGGTCAATGTATTCACGCGTGGCATTGATCGCCGGAATAACCACTTCACGTGCGTTGGTGATCATACCCTTCACGCCGGCTGCAATACACTGCGCCGCACGTGCCTGAACAAAGCCGTGTTCAGAAGGCAGAATGATAGGTAGATTCTCAGAATCACGACGACCTGTGTCAACCGGAGAGGACACCGCCATCAGGGTTTCTGCAACGGTGGTGTCATCAGCGTGCAGGGTTGCACTCGCCATGGTCAGGTTTCCAATCGGTGAACCTGCACAGGTTTCCAAACGGATATTGCGTTCGGAGAGCATTTCAGCAAGCGGCATAATAGCCGTTACTACTTGTTTCTTCAGCATGACGCGTCCTTATTAAACAGCAGGGGCCGAGATCAGCAGTGGGGAAACGATGTTCTGCAGTTTAGCAGCCACCAGGTTAGGTAATGCGTCTGGGTCGTTAACAACGCTGAGATCCGCAATTTCATTACCGCTGATGGCTTCCATTACTGCGCCAGTGGTTGCGACAATGTTTGCCAGAACGTTGGCGTTCTCATAAAGCTTCGTGGACATACTCTCTCCTTAAAAGGACAGGAGGCGGTTTCCCACCTCCCATTAAATTACAGCGGACGACGGAACTGTGGTTGCAGACCCCGCGCTAACTTCTCCAGCACTTTCCCCGCGGCTTCCGCTTTGGTGATGGCACCGTCTTTGTCAGCATCCAGGCCTTTGTTCTGCAGGTAAGTCGTAGGACGACCTTCTTTGGTCCACAGCACGAAGTTCTCAGGTTTGCCTACTGCGGCTGGCCACAAGATCTTCATGTAAAGGTCACTCACGGTCATGAGTTTACCGGTCAACGGTTTGAAGTACAGATACACGTACTCCAGCTGCTGTTCGGCTGTCATTTTCACGAGTGCTTCTACTGTGGTACCGCAGTCCGTTGCAGCCGCTTTGCCAAACTGAATGAGACCGTAATAAGGTGCACCTGCGCCGTTCTTAATCGTCGGGCTGAAGGTTTCCCCAGTCTCAAACGCCATACACGCCATGAGCATGCTGGCACCACCTTCTGGCATCTTCAACTGCTGTGCCATGAGACGCACACGCGCAGAGAACGCCGGTGACACTTTTGCACTCCAGGCGATGTCAAGATCAAGACCACCCAGAGGCGCCAGTGGTTTACCGGCATTGATGTAAGCGGTTAGCGCACCTTGGGAACCGTTCCCCCAGATGCCATCAACAACACCGGTATAGAAACCGGCGTCTTTTAGCTGCTGCTGCAGACTACGGACTTTTTGCTCGTTCACGATTTACTCCTGCAGTGAATGGCGTAACTTGATTGCGTTTTTGGTCACCGTGTACAAGTAGGAGTTCATGGCACCGATGATGTACGGCGAGGTCACCATACGGTTCGCGATCGACAGGTTGGAGAAGATTGCTCCCACTTCCAGACCGTTGACCGTGGTGATGCGTTCGTCGTAGATGTAACCAAAGGTTGATTTCATCTGGTTGGCAAACACACCTTTATCACCGATAATGGTTGGCATAGGCACGATCAGGTAAACGTAGATCACCGCTTGTTTGTTCTCAAGCGTGTCACCACCAATACGCAGACCACCCATAACCTCACCGGTTTCCGCTTTACTGCCACGCATCTGACGATTCAGTTTGCGGCGTTCGCGGTCAGACCGGTTAGCCACAATGGCCAGGGACTCCGACATGTCCTCAATGCTACCCCGATACAGCACCTCAATTTTTGCGACACGACCGGTAGCTTTCGCTTTCGGGTTGTCGTTGCCAAAGACACGAAGACCGTCGTAACTGCCGTCGTCATCCAGGCCAAGCTGGGCGCTCACCAGGTTCTCCAGGGTACATAAGATTGTTTCCTGATCGACTTCGTCACCGACCGTTACCAGGTTACGTACCTCTTGATCGAAGTTAACCAGAATCGGAATTGGCTTACCGGTAAAGGTTGCCAGTTCCTTACCTACACCACGATAAATCATCGAGGAGTCTTCGTAGGTAAACTGATCTTCCATCAACGCTGTGTTGACCATCACCCCGCCTTTCCACGAGACCTGCGTAGGTTCCATGAAATCGCGCTCGAAGTAGTTGCGGTTCCAAACGATCACATGACCTTTCTTCACCGTGTCGCCCGCTTTCATATCGGTAACAATCTCATGCACATACATCGTACCTGAGGCTGACCCAAACCGTGTTCCGATTTCGACACCCACCACACGATCACCGTAATCAACCAGCACGTGCTTGTCGCTGACTTCTGTGATCACCCCATCCCCTTCTGCAGGGTAGGCAAAGATCTTGGTGACGCGGTGCGCCAGCATACGCTCAGCACCGGTACGGTACGGCGTAGTTTTGTATCCCACTGCATACATACCCTGGGAGTGCTGGACCGAGGTAAACATCACACGTTGTGGTGAATCACGGTCAGAGCCTGGGTTAAGCATGGCAGTAAAGGAGACCAAACTTGCTGGGTTGGTTTCATCGGTGGCAGCTTGAGCGTTTCCGCGCAGGTCTGTCAACAACGGATCACCCACCATGTGCGCCGTGTAACCAACATCGGAGTTATCCACCGACGACTCAGAGACCACGCCCAGGTTATCAGGAATGAATTCACGAGTAGGTTTGGTCATGGAACGCGCAGTACGTCCGCCAGTACCACCAAAGGTGACTACTGAGTAATCCTTGGAGCTGTGGACGGGGTTGCACTCTTCGACCGGGGTGGTTGCAGTGTCGTCAAGCAACGCGTACCACACCGCATCCGGATGAAGTTCCAGTCCGGCTTTGGTAGCGACGGCTCGTGCTTTCAATTGACGGGTTGCTTTCACCAGTTCATTGTACACCGCGCCAGCCACACGCTCGGAACCACGCACACGTTGTTCACGCATTGAGGTCTCACGAATGTGTTGATCGTTTAGCAGCATCTTAACCGCATGCAGCAGTAACAGATCCCAGCGGGTTGGCGCACCCATGCGTTTCAGTTCTTCACGCGTAATCGGGTCAATGAACATATCACGCATCAGATCGAGTTCACGCACCCAGCGCACACCCATACCAGCTGACGCCAGTAAGTTGGAGTACACGGATTTACGGTCAAAGTCGTAGCGGCTAAAACGCTGCACTTCTTTGTCGTAATAGTTGAACCCGTTCAGCAGCATCGCGGCAAAGCGGTCGCTGCGGTTGAATACCAGCACCTCATCGTTAAAGGTAACGGTACGTTCATCCGCGGTCAGGTTAAGACGCTCACCACGCTGAGCAATACGAACCTGCAACTGCAGTTGTTCGATCATCACCGACAAGCCGTAGTAGTAGGCCAGGATCACACCCACGGGAATGGCTTTACGGAAGACCTGCAGCTCCACAGTTTCCACCGGTGCTTTGGCAGCATCTAGCCCTAAGAAGGTTTCGAAGTCACCCAGCTGTTCCAATGAATCCCCGTTGGCCAGATACAGTGCACCCGAGTCATCCATCAGTACCGGGCTGCCTTGACGGTGTCCACAGATTGCCAGCTTGTTTGCGTAGTACCGATCCCACAGCTCTTCACCAAACTGGGCTTTGATCTGTTTGATGGAGAACAGGAACGAGATACCCTGATAGTCGAACCCTTTATAGCGCTGAGAGATGACCGCGTACGTATGTGGCACCCGAACACTGGATACAAAGTAACGCCCAATCACCAGATTAGAAACCGGCGGCTCGTACGTTGAATCACTTGGGTTAGCCAGTGACATCAAGTTAATGCGGTTGCCCAGCCACTTACCGTAGTCATGTACCGCCTTCTCAGAACGGGTCATGAAGCTCTTACCGTAATAAGAGGTCATGGAGACTTTGGTAGAGGAGACTTTGCGAATCGGAATATCAACACGCTGTTTACGCACACGGCTCTTAACGTTATTCACCAATGTGGTGCCGTCTTCTTCGAGCTTTGGTACACGGAAACGAATCGTGCTGACCTTCCCGCCCACGGGCTGCACTTGCACGGCATAGACCACATACGCGGTGACTGCATCCTGTTTCTCTTCGCGCTGGTAATCGAGTACCGCTACACCCGCACCCATCACCGACATCACCGCGTTCGCAATGTCAGACTCCAGGACGTTGTTGATGTAGTTCTTGTCGAGGTTAACCAGACAAGTGGTCAGCATGCCTTTATTCAGGATACTGATTGAGTCAGGCGCTTCACCACCGGAGAGATCCGTCAGCACTGTCGGGTCAATCTTCATCAGATCAGCCAGTGTGCCTTCACCCACCGGGTTAGGGATGTTTTTGTACTGTTCAGCCAGGCGTTGGAAACGTTTGTATTCCGCTGCTGACAACATCCCTGCATCGGCCAACACTTCCACCTGTGCCAGGACACCGTCTTCCGGTTTTGCTTCCACGTTGTTATTGGGAACGACTTGTGCAACCCGGCCTTCACGGTCATGGTTGAATTCATCGTCCGCAATCTCGTCACCAAAGCTACGTTGTTCGTAGACTTCAATGTCGGTCAGTGGCTCATCACCGTCGGTCTTCTTGGCTGCAGCAGGTTTAGCCGGTTCAGGTTCATCCAGTGTTGGGATATCCACACCGAATACCGAAACAGGTTTAGCAACCGGTGCCGGTGCATCTTCTTCATCAATCTCCGGTTCTGCACCCTCGGTCTGTTGAGCCGCCGGTGGAGCAATTGCCTCAATGACTTCAGGCTGCTCCGCTTCTTCGCTGATTGATGTGCCACCGGTTTTCACTTCGAACAACTTGGTCATGAACTTCAGCATGTGTTTGCGGAAGTTGTCCAGACCGTTGTTGCCCTTTGACTGTTTCAGGATCTCTTCACGCCACTTTTCAATGACATCAAGACGCACCACAGTGTACGCGCCCACGTTACCAAATACCAGGTGGATCTTTTCCAACTGTTTCGGATCGTGATCAAGCATGCTGAACAGGGACGCTTCACGGTTACTCCCTAACCATAGCCAAAAGTGAATGAACCAATAATCATTCGCCGTACGCAGACGGTTCATGACTGACATCTGCAGTTCAGGCTTAAAGCGCATGACACGTGACTGGAACGCGCCCAGGGCTTCCATGCCGGCAGACAGATCGGTCAACAGCGGCTCGTAGTTCGGCAAGGTGCTCGGGATCAGGAAGACTTCATTCCCGGTTGCCATGCGGATCAAGGTATCCAGTAACCGACCATCTTGGTTACTGATACGCGCACCTGGTTCCCACGCTTGGTCCGACGCACCGTAATACGCATCACGGGTATCTTCGAACGCTTCGAGTGCCGCATCAATTAACATACCCTGGTCGTAGTCATCCAAGTTTTCCAGGCCCGCACCGTACCACTGACTCACGGGCACGCCGTCCATCCAGGCTTCGGTACCCACGCCCTGAATCTTGTCCAACCCTTTTGCCATACGCTCATCGTAGACACGCAGCTGTGACAGCTGAGGCAGTGACGCCGGCATCTGTAAATAGATGAACTGGTTACGCTCAGACTCTTTCTGGATGTTGGTCATCCGTTCCATCACAGTGTACTGCATGTTGTACCAGCGGAAGTAGTTCACGAACATCGCTGGACGATAGGTCAACTGGTGTTGTGCCATCGCGTAGTTTTCAACAATACAGTAGCGCTGGTTCGCCATCACTGACGCAATGTTACGGACCAGCTTGAAACGTTTGTGACGGTTATGATACTGCTTGATCATGTTGTTCAACGACAACGTCTTGACCTGGGGATTCCCCAGAGGCGTTTTGATTTGACGCACATGGTCAATATAGACGTCATCGCTGTACTTGTTAATCAGCAGGTCATTTTGCTCGATACCGTATTCGGTCAGATCCGACGGGACGTAGTGCAGTAATGCGCCACGGGGTAGTTCAAAGTCAGCCAGCGGGAAGAAGTGCGGGCTGAATACGTGCTCTTTCTTTCGCACACAGATCTTACGAAAGAAGCTATTATACAAAATCATAAAGGGTCCCTTAGCTGGTAAGAGCTTTTAATACGAAATCCAGGGTATCGTTGGTTAAGTCGATTAAGAATTCACCACGACCTGTGATGTACGTTTCTCGTTTCGCTAACGACTCTCGGCATTCACGCAGGACGTCATCACCCAACAGCACCGTTGCGCCACAGGTGTCACCGTCGTGGTCCGCACCCAACAGCCCCATACGGGACGCGTGCATGGACAGTGATTCCATGAACTCCGCTTCGCGTTCATTGGTTGGGAACTCAATAGCATAGGCGCCTTCAATAGGCTCCCAGTATTCGTCACGTTCCTGCTTGACCGATGATTTCAAGGTGGTGCAGCAATACGCTTTGGTTTGGTAAACTGAACCCATGCCTGTGATAGGATAACGCACCACCAACATGTACAGATCGTTCCAGCGTTTGTAGCCGGACAAGTACATGAGTTCGGTGTACGTCATGGGGTGCACGTACTTCTTATCGAAGTTCGCTGGCAGTTCACTGATGTCGCCAAAGACCTTAAAGGTGTGCTGATCGCTGTACACCAATCCCAGGTAATACCCGTTCACCGTGATGGGTTTGTTACGCAAGGTAGAGTCACGGAAACCGTTGATCAGTTTCTCTAACCCTTCTTGTGTGGTCCATTTGGTTAAGGTCGTGACATCAATCTCGACATCACTGGCGGTCAACGTCTTGCGATCAATCAACCGCGCTAGCGTACCTGAGGAGAAGACCTGTGATAACCAACCGGTCTGCAACAAATGAATGGTTAACGGCAGGGCACCACGAATCAATTGATAAAGACCAATACGGGTGTCGTTGATGTCCGGTGCCGTTTTAGACCCAAGCGTTGCGGTACCTAACTGAACAGCAGTGATAACGTTACGTGTGCCGTTGAATACCCGGCGGCTACCCCATTTCTGCTGAAGTAAGCCACGCTTACCGGACAACATACCCGCATAGTACTCGTAGAGCTCGTTAAACCGGTTCTGCAGCGTCCAACGTGCTGTGTCATACAAACTCCCGTTTGCAAGCTCCGGATCGTCTGTGATGGTGTTAGCGGCGCTTAACAGCTTACGGTACATATCGTTGACTTCGTTCTCAACGGTACGACCACGCTCATCAATCTGGATCTCACGTAAGCCAGCAGGTAGCACCAGGATGTTGCGGTGCATGGCACGGTCTTTATATTTGTTAACCAGCTTGATTTTATCACTGCGTTTCGGGGAGCCGGTCTCTTTGAATTCGATGTCTTTCCAGTGCTTGACAAAGAAGGCAAAACCGGTTTGACCCTCAAGTGCGGATGATTTTATGAAGTCCTTTTCATTTTCATCCCACACCGCGTATGTGTTACCCGAAAGGATACCGGCGTACATCTGTTTCAAAGCCACGATGCTCTTAAACATCTCTGGGTGGAAAACAGAACTTTTAATGTGGATGTAACTGAAACGCTCGTCACGTTCCTCGGAACCCACACGACCGAAGATCGGGATGGAGTATAAACCGCTGTCGTTGAGGTCGGTGGTTAGACCGTCGTAAATGTCTAACGACGTTACCGGTCGCATCATCGCCCACGGAATACGCTGCGGGTTGGTTAATTCAATGTTAAAAGGCAGCATAGCCGATCGCATAATGGTGTCCTTTATTAGTCACGTAAAAGGGTGTTCAAATGGCTAACGATTTCGATTTAAGTTTTGGTGACTTCTCACCTGATTATGATTTGGATTATGACTTCGGCGAGTCGTCCAATTCAGGTGCAAAGAAAGCCAAAAAGAAAGGCGACGTGATTAAAGAATTCGCGTCGGGTCTGTGGGAAGGCGTCACCACAGAGTTAACGGGTTACGGTGTCCCGCAACGCCTGATCAAATCCATGCTTCCACGTTCGTATGGTCCGGCATTGGATACAGTTGACCGTACCTTACGGTTTAAAGATGACCTATACGATAAAGTCCGGGAGAACACCAAAGAGACGGTGTACGAGTTCCGTGAACTCACTCGTGAAGCCCTCGGCCTGTACGGTAACAAGGTTCCCGCTAAGCTTGCAAAACGATTAGAGGATTGGGCTAACAGCTCAGCGTCTGACAGCAGCTGGCAGGACTACGTTACTGACGATGGTCAGAAGCTTGACGTGGATGCCGATACCGGTGATCTCCTTGATGCCCTGACACACGGTACTGCTGCCAATGCAGAGTTGTCACAAGCCCAACACCAGGAACTCCTGGCGACTCTGGCAGCCGGTGCCGTGGCCAACCAAAAAGGTGATGCTAAGCAGAATGTCCTGTTGGATCAGATTCTGACTATGCAGCGTCGCTTGGTGGGCCACACTGAGACCATCACTTCTACCTTCCAACGTCGATCATTGGAACTGCAGTATCGTCATTACAAGTTGGATATCTCGATTGCGAAGATGCAAGAGCAGTATTACAAACGCTCGCTTGAAGCCTTCTCGAACATGATCACCAACTCCTCGATGACCGATCTGGAGAAAGCCCATAAGTCACCTAATCATCAACGGTTAGTGAACAAGGCGTACGGCACGGGTAAGATTGGTTCCACGGTATCGCGCTACGGTAATCACTTGTTCGACTCTGTGTACAACATGGTCGACAACATGTCGCAGAACGGTAACCATCGGTGGTCAGCTGGTGCAGCCGGTATGGGTGCTGCGATGCGCTCGATGCAACAAGCCCGCATGTCGGGCATGACACGGGGTGCGGGTAATAAAGGACGCATTGCCGGTGGGATGCTTGCCAGTGCCGCACCGTTCATGCTGCAGCAGTTAATCCGCAGTCGCATGGAGCGTAACCCGCGGGCCAATGGCATGGGTCATAACCTCAGCTATTATGCGGAGTCAGCGCCAGGACTGATTAATGGGTGGTTGCGTAACCGTCAACAGTTCGATGAGTTCTACAACGAATTCGACCCGAACAATAAATGGTACACGCGTCTGCAAAAAGGGGTACTCAACCCGCTGCTGAACAACGCCCTGTTTAACATCCCAGTGACCCAAGGCAACAAGACCCGTGTTACCACGCCCGGTATCAAGGACTTGATGCAGCCGGCCCAGTTCGACATGATGACCCGTCGTTCGATTGTTGAAGTGATCCCAGGTCTGTTAACCCAGCAACTCAGTGTGCAGCAGAAGCTGTACGAAGTCTGGGGTGGGGAAGCCAAACCTGAACAAGCCTTTAACCATCGCCAAGGTGCCTTTACGTCCAAGGCCCGTGTGAAGGCGGATATCCGTGCCAGCATCTTTAACCGTAGCGAGTTCCAGTCTGCAGCCGGTTCGTTCAACGGCATGGTTGAGGCCATTGACCCAGAGGAAGAACTCTCTGCCAATGCCCGTGTAGCATTAGCCATGCGCTTTGCCCGTGATGCTGATGCCGGTGATGGATTCAACATCAACAACTACCTCACGGAGTCGGGTTGGATCAACGCCAGTAAAGAGACGATTCGGGAGATCAATGATTTCCTGCACAAACGTTTCGATACCAAGGAAGCCACGGGTAAGGCAAAACTGTTAGGGAAGTATCAGATTGGTGACAGTGCGGATGTGGCTGACCTGCGTAAGCGGGTGGCAACTAACATGCAGTCCCAGCAGAACTACATGCCTAACGTCCAGGACTCGGTAAACGCACTGGCCAACGGTGGTCAACGTGCGATGCTGAAAGAGATGGGGATCATCCAGCGTGTCAATGGTCAGGAAGTGTTCAACCATGACATGTACTGGAAGATGATGGAGAAATTCATCAGTAACCCGAACTTCCGTCCTGATGCCGAAGATGAAGGTCCGGGTCCATTGAAGGACCGGTTGGATACCGGTGCAATCGATGACCTCAAAGACAAAGCCAAAGCGAAAGTCAAGGATACCGCGAGTGATCTGGCTGACAAGGTAAAAGGCAAGACAGAAGACCTTGGTCTGTCTGGTTCTTTGGACAATGCGAAAAGCAAAGTCGATGATCTGCTCAACCGCGGTAAAGGTATTGGTTCTGCTGCCACAGCACGTCTGCGTGCCAGCATGACCGGCGAAGCCCTGAGTAAGTTCTACGCTGACTGCAGTGACAAATACGATGCCATGGTAGATGAACTGCGTATGCTGCAAGGAAACGGCGACGAGCATGTTATCCACGTGAGCATTGCCAACATCAAAGAACGCACCGCAGACATGATCCGTCAGGTGAAGGAGCAGTTGAATAACCTGGATCCGGAAGAGATGGGACAAGAGGCGTATGACGCGGCACAGAAACGTGGTGCCTTCATTGTACAGTCTCTGCAGAACCAGCTCAACGGATTAAGTATCACCAGTCTGCGCAGTGGTGTGGGAATCAAACTTGAGCAGGCCAAAGACTCCGTGATCACCGCCACCAATCGGGTCCGCACCCCGGTGGCTGAACCTGAAGCCTTGCAGGATGAAGAACCTGCACCGGAAGTGGTTCTGGCCGGTGAGCAAAATGACTTGCTTCGTGAACTGATTGGTTTAACGGCTTCGGCACGTGACCAGATCAGTGCAGTCAAAGATGCGACCATGGCGCAAATCACCGGTGACCCTAATGTGATCAACAATGGCATCCAGGAACGTAAAGGGTTCTTGAAGTCGTTAGGTGATCGCATGAAAGGACGCGAAGCCAGTAAGCTTGCTAAAGCCTTTGGCATGGGTCGTCTGTACTCAAGCGGTGTCTTCACAGTAACGAAGTGGGCAACCTTGGGTCCGGCGATCGTTGGTTACAAAGGGGCTAAGGCGGTCTGGTCTTTCTTACGTAAGAAGAAAGAAGGCACGCGTGGTGATTCAGACGGTGATGGTGTCCGCGATAACTCTTGGCTGGATCAGCTTCGTCGTAAGAAGGCTAAACCTGAGAAAGAGAAAGTGGATAAAGACGGTGCACCTAAAGAGAAACCAACATCGCTGTTTGGCATGTTAGGCGGTATCTTTACCAGCGTCTCTGGCTTGTTCGGTGGGATCAAGAAGTACGGCATCCTCGCAGGGCTGGCAAACTTTCTTAAGCTGGGTTGGATCGGCGACCTCGTTGGCGGGTTGGGTAAACTCATCATGGGCAAGAAAGCCATTGATGCGGCTACTGACCTGATGGACGACATGCCGGATGTTGATGCGCCAGAACGTGGGGGGCGTCGGAGTCGCAGAACCCGTGTACCGAGGAAACGCGGTCTCCTCAGTCGGGCAGCGCGCTGGACCGGTAAGAACGTATTGGGTCGTGGGGCGAGGGCTATCCTGGGTGAACCGGGTCGTATGGCGGGTCGGGCATCGTGGCTGCTGAAAGGCGGCGCGAAGACATTGGGTCGTCGTATTCCGGTAGTGGGGTCATTGGCAATCGGTGGCTTCGAAGCATACCAAGCCTGGCAGGATGATGACGGTCTGGGTGTTGCACAGGGATTGGGTGGTGCAGCAGGCGGTGCATTAGGCGGGATGGCGATGGGTGCAGCCATTGGCTCTGTGGTACCTGTAGTGGGTACGGCAATCGGTGCCGTGGTAGGTTCTGCTGTGGGTGCGTTAGCGGGCAGTAGTGTGGGTGCGGCCATTTACAAGTGGGTGAACTCACCGGGTCTGTTACAGCAGATGCGTCTGTACCAGTACGGGCTTGATTCCATTAAGTCTGATTACACTGGGAAGATCTTTGCTTTGGAAGCTGCGCTGGAACCGTATGTGAAAATACTGGATTCCGGTAAAGCCATGATCGATCCAAAAGCACCGATGGCTGAGCTGGCAAGGCCGTTCATTGACGACCCTAATAACCGTGATGAGGTTGAGTCCTTTGGCGGCTGGTTCGTGCAACGTTTCAAACCGGTGTTCTTAACGCACTATGCTGTCGCTAAGCAAATGTTCCCGGGTGTCAAGTTCTCTGAGCTTGATGCATCTAAGGACAATGCCGCGAAGTATGAGATGGCCAAACGTTGTCAGCAGTTTGACGAGTCGATTGATCATCCGTACCGCTGGTCAGGAATGCTGTTTAATACCAAGCCAGCGTTGGGGTATCGTGAAACCACGGAAGAAGTCCAGAACGTGGTGAATCAACTCAAAGCAGAAGTGAAGAACACCAGTAAAGATGTCAAGTCAACGTCGTTGGTATTGACAGGGAATGAAAACCGCACGCGTGCTGACGTGGTCGACAAAGGTGTTGTTGATGCGATTCGTCCTGCCGGTGGTGGTAAGCTGAAAGGGGTGGATCTGGATGGTCACAAGGTCAGTGGTGGCTGGGGGCAAGAAGTTACAGTAGTGTCGGTGCAAGACATCCTGGGGTCAATCCTCCCAGCGAAAGGTCAAGCACTGGATGACCTGACTGCTGCCCGAATGAAGATCTACGGTTTGCCAAATCTTGACATCAGCAAAGTCTCAACCTTGCTGCAGTTGGAATTGGTGGTACAGAACCGGATCTCGTTCAACGGTCGAGGGGTTCACTTTACCGGTAAGACGAAAGAGGTGTTTGACATCATGGCCAGTTCGTTTGGTCACGGTTGGCTCTCCTCGTTCTCGTTTAACAGCTGGTCGAAGTGGTTCTCACGTCGTTTCCTGCCAGCGTACTTGGCGTTTGCTTCAACCGTGTACAACCAGGTCGGTGATGATAAGCCAACCCTGGGTGCGATGAAGTTACCGCCAGAAACTAAGTTGATGATCATCAACGCCATGACAGGCCAGACGTATAATGACGGTCGCACTGACCTCAACATCTGGACCGTGTCAGACAGTCCGTGGTCGGATTTGGATACGTCCAACACCGATGCCACCATTCTCGATGTTCACATCAATAACCTGAAACAACTGGCGAAGACGGCGCAGTACGAGGCTCAGCCGGTTAAAGGGGGTGTGAAGCAAAGCGAAGACGGTACCACGGATAAGCAATGGCGTAAGGACAACAGCACCGGTCAGCAAACCACCAATGCGGTGAAAGGCACTGACGGTGTCGTGCGTGACTCTCAGCGTCAAGAGACCACGTATGATCCAGCAACCGGTAAGACCAACGGGGCTTACGGTGGCGGTCAGATGCCAGACGGTGTCGGCAAGAAAGATGGCGGTGGCTTGGACAGCACTGGGAAAGTTGAACCGCTGAAGATGGGTCCAGGTACCGAAGAAGGTGCCCGTGCCATGATTCGTGAAGCGGTGAAGAACGGCATCACAGACAAGAAGGAACTGGCGATCATGTTGGCGAACACCCATCATGAAACCGGTGGCTTTAAGAATGTGGAAGAGAACTTGCGTTACCGCCCCGAGACGTTAATGAAGCTCTGGCCGAAACGTTTCCCAACCGCAGCCAAAGCACAGGAAGTGGCAAGTGGTGGTCCGGTTACCATTGCGAACACCATCTACGGGAATCGCATGGGGAACGAGAATCCGGGTGATGGCTACAAATACCGTGGTCGTGGCTTTATCCAGTTAACGGGTAAAGACAACTATACACGTGCTTCTAAAGCACTGGGTGTGGACCTGGTAGATGATCCAGACATCATTGCGGAAGACCCCACCATGGCAGCAGCGTCCGCGCTGTACTTCTGGAAAGCCAACAAGGCAATCAGTCAGAAAGCGAAAGCCGGTGACGTTGCCGGGGTACGTAAGATCGTCAACGGTGGTACGATTGGGTTGGAAGATACCCAGAAGTTGGCTCAGCAGTACATGCAGACCATTGACGGCGGTCAATACGACGACATCATTTCCGGCAAGGACAAAGGCGACACTGGCACCACGTCAGATGGCGGCTCGACCATGGAAGACATGATGGGTCAATCTGCACAGGAGCAGGCGAAACAGGAAGGTGCGGTTTCGGATGATAAATCTGCAACCACCACCGCGGCAGCAGCACCGCCACCACCTGGTTCCACCACCAATGCCGGTCCAAGTACCACACCGCCAGACATGTCGTCCACGGCAGGGCCGAGCGCTACTGCGACCAACAACGCAGCCTCGGTTACGCCAAACGCACCGGACTCCACGGCATCGGCCGATCCAAGTGCACTCAACAAAACTGAGATGCAGCCGCAACTTCAGCCTCAGCCTGCAGCGCCTGTTCAGCCTGTTCCTGTTTCTATGGATATGGATGACACGCATGTTAAGGCCACAGCGGAGAACACGGCAACCACCAATGAGAAACTGGATCAAATGATCCAGGCGCTCAACAAGATTGCAGGCACCAACCAACAGATGGCTGAGAAAGAAGCCGTGGCTCCGGCCGCAGCAGACCCTGGCTCAGCAGCACCGACCACCCCACAGGCTCAGAATGCTGTGCGGTCGACACCTGTTGGTTCCGGCAATCCCGGTGTGTCGGTCAAGCGCGCGTACAGTAACTAAACCAGAATGGCTACCGGTCACCCGGTAGCCTTCTTTCTTCGGAGCACATCATGACTGTCAGTATCCGGGACCATGACTACATCCAGCAGGCGTTCATGCTTTCGGGTGTGGCAATCGATGATGGCCTAAAAGACCGTCGTCGTTTCCAAGCAGCACGCAACAAATTTACTGATACCACCCCAGGCGGTAACTTCTGGATTAACCCACCGCCTCAGTGGTCACCAACGTGTGACATTCGCTCCTCTCGTTTCTGGAGTGATCAGTTCTCAGGCATGGGGTCCGACTACTCCGTGGCTATCGACGATAATGCGGATGTCGTTTATTTTCGTATGGGTGTGCCGGAGTTCAACGGCATGTTCACGTTCCTCTCCAACATGTTTGACTCCAACTCAGCGTACCTGGCGCGTACAGGTCGCTCACCCGGTTGGCTGTTTAAGATTGCGGAGTTGGCTTCATCAATTGTACACTGGCCTATCCAGGCGATCTCGGTGACTTACAACACCGTGCGTTGGTTAGCCGGTATTCCAAAGTCCAAGTTCTACTACTCTAAACCGGTTATGCCACTGTACTGGAAAGCGTGTACGCACATGCTGAACCAGATCCTCATTAACATGGGGATTGTGCCACGTGTGTTCCGCACCCGTCATGGTCAGTTGGCAGACGTAGGTAAAGTGTCAGGCTTCGACTTTTCCATGTATACCCAGAACGAACGTTCACAGATTGCTAACTTGTTACCGGGTTTGTGGAAAGCAGACGGCACGGTCGATCTGTTCTACCTGGCTAACCGGGCAACCCGTAAACAGATTCGTTGGGAGAAAGCACTGGAGTCACGTCTTACCAGTACCACTAACCGTGAGACGGCAATCCGAGCAATCTACCAGCACGGCAACAACTGGACTGACAAAGCTGGCGACTCATCGCAGTCCAATCTGAAGACCACGCTGGACTCTTACTTTAAGTCGGGGTTAGGTAGCGACGGCGATCACAATAACGGTGTTGAACGGGCGGGTAACTATACCCCCGATGCCGACGGTGATACCGGCGTTAACAATGCGGTGCAACAGAACGGTCAAACGGTCGGTGTCAGTAACACAGAAAAACCGTTAACCTTCATGGAATCCATTGAAGCGCACCTGGCCTCAGAGTTGCGTGACGGCGGGTCATTCATTGGGTTCAAAGTTAACCATAACGGTGCGGTGGGGGAGTCGTTCTCCAGTTCCTTTAAAGACAACGACCTGGCGGGCTTCTTCAACGGGTTCTCGGCACAAACCAACGATGCACGCTTCACCATGTCAGGTGGTGCTACTGGCATCCCCGGTATCGATGCATTGATCAGAGGGGCACAGGATGTGGTGGCGGGTGCCATCTCAGGTACTGGTCTGGGTGGTATTGCTAACATTGTACTGGGTCAGGGTTTTGTGGACATCCCACAACACTGGGCGGGATCAACCGTGTCGCTTCCTCGTGAAACGTACACCATCAATCTACGCTCTCCGTACGGCCACCCAGTGGCACGTATCCAGAACCTGATCATTCCCCTGGTTTGTTTGTTAAACATGGCCCTGCCGCATTCTGCGGGCGCTCAGGCCTATACCTCACCGTTCCTTATCGAGGCATTCTCAAAAGGTCGTTCGCAGACCCGTTTGGGTATGGTGGACTCCATGAGTATTCAGCGTGGTGTGGGTAACGTGGGCTGGACGCGTGACAAACATCCATTAGGGATTGATGTTACGTTTTCTGTGGTCGACTTGTCACCGCTGATGCACATCCCTATTGAGCCGGCGTTGAACCCAGGTGACTTGACTAACCCGGCTGCTGCCGTGAACAAACTGTTGACCGATGACACTAACTACTCTGACTACCTGAACGTGATCTCCGCTATGGGTGTGAACGAACAGATTTATACGTCGGATAAACTGGCCCGTGTCTTGGCCCGCACTAAGCTTGATGTCAAGCAGTGGGTGTCGCCAACACAGATGGCGGCTACGTTCTCTAACTCACTGGGTGGTGAGGCCATTAAGATGTTCATGCAAGGGACAGGACGTTCGTAATCGGAGGTATGGTAGTGGAAGGGTATTACGAGGAAGTCATTGTGGGGTTAAGCTTTTTGGTAACCTTACTCGGTTTACTCTGCGCTGGATTGTGGTGCGAGTTAAACAAGCAGCGTCGTATTGCGAAAGTCATGGGTGACCGTTTAAGTGATGTCCTGGCGTTCAGCGATAAGATGGTTAAAGCTGTGTATAAAAAATAAACCGGCATAAGAGCAGAGGCCAACGCCTCTGCTCGTTATGCTGATTATTGCACGATGGCCAGGTTCGGGTAGTTAGACCGCAGTAAATCGATCACGTTCTGACTGCCGTAGAGTTTCGCCATTAACACTTGGTCACGAAAACGCGGCTCATACTGAAGTAACGTGGTGACATCCGGTGAGCACGCCGTAAACGGTTCAAGCTTGTTTGCGACAACGCCGCCGAAATTGACTTTGTCCCAGTTAGGCTCCAGTCCGTCCAACACACCTGCTAACCGACCCCGGTAGTTAGGGTAGTCACTGGTGGTGACACCGGTACGAAAGCGGAAGTTGCGCAACATGTCGACCACCACGTTAGCATTGAGAGCTTTCACCTGTGGTGCACCCACACGATCTACAATCGCTTGCAACGTATAGATGTCCCCGTTAGCAATGGCGTAGCTAGCACAGTTACCCAATGCGGTTAAGCCGTCTTGCTTGTTGGTGTATTGGGCAAGCAGGGTATCAATCCCTTCCCACAGTCCAGAAGACACCGTGTACTGCAGCATCACGTTTAAAAACGCAACCTGTGCGGTACGGTCAACCACACTGCTAAATTCACTGTCTGAATCTGAATAGCGGTTAATCAGATCCGTCAGCATACTGGTGATTTCATACGACCCATCAGTCGCAATGTTAATCCCCAGGGCATTCAGCATCCCAAGGTAGTTCTTACTCTGGTATGCATCCAACAGGTTCATTGCTTCCTGTTGAATCTGTGTCGACATGTTTAACACTGAGTTAATGGGGAAACCTGCGGCTTCACCTAAACGCTTACCCAGTGACATGTAGTCCACTTTGAATCCATTGCGTACATCAATAAAGCTTGAGAGCTCACTGATGCTCAGCGACCCACCGGAGACCTTCTTGATAAAACCATTCAGGGCGTTGACCTGATTATCTTTGAAGGTGTTCAGGGAGGCAATACCACTCTTTGCCGTGGAATCAACTAACGCGATGTCTTCGGATAAGCCACCGGTAAACATCGAGGTGGCTTTCGAGACTGCGTTGGTCGTTAACGAGCTGGCTTGCTTTAACGCGCTGCCAATCGAGCTTCCGATGTCAACCGCCATGGGACCTCCAACAAATCAAAAAAAAAAGAATAGAGGTGAGGCCGTCGCCCCACCAACTATATCATTTTAATCTTCTTCTGCGTCGTCGATAGAAGGGTCCGACGTCGACGACCCCTCTTTCTCAGGCGACTCACCAAGCATACGTCGTTTCTGCAAAGAGATTGTTGCTGCATTGGTAATCTCAGTGCCGTCTGGTCGAATGCCGGTAATCTGAATACGGATGGCCTTATATCCCAAAAATTCCATCCCACGTACCAGAGCTTGGAACGACATAGAAGGCTTCTCAATGAATGACTTCACTAAGTTACCTCGTGCCGTTCCGATTTGTTGTGCGTCCATCGATTTGATCTGTCGTAATTTACTGATGTGTTCTCCAACCAAGCGCGTCCACTTTGAGGGGGTCACTTGTTCAGCGGCCAGGAACTCACGCCAGATCCGTAAGAGATGGTGCGCAGTGGAGAAGCTTTTCTTACTGGGGTCGGTAAGCAGCTCTTCCATCTTCTCTTTCGGTTTCTTATTATCCAACGGGTATACTCCATCTAAACGCTACGTAAACCACATTCCAACGTGCCGGCAAACACAATTAACAGTTCAGTGTATAACGGTGTCAGTTTTCGCAGAATGTAATCACGGTCAATGTCGTCCACCTGATACACCAAGTCGCACAACAGATTAAGCTGGTTGATAAAGGCGTCGTAGAACTCGGGGATATCGAGAACGTTGCCATCTTCATCAACTAACCAATCGTAGAGCGACATCACCCGTACGTCCTGCAGGTAACGATAGGTGATTCGGGCTTCAGGTAACGACCCAGACTCAGAGGAGAGGTGCTCATTGATTTCCTTTACGGTGGTCAACAATTCCACGCCTCGGTGAGTCTGTACTCTCAAGCGCACGTCCAACATGCAACGCACGCTAAAGTATTCTATGGGATTGTCACTGTTGATGACTTTGCGTAATGCGCCCAGCACGCGTAATCCATCATCGGGCTTGTAACTATCACGTCGTGCTTTCTCCAGCCCTGAGAGCAGACGATTCAACAGCAAACGTTTTAAGAACCGCATGGGTAGTCCTTAATTCAGTTCCACTTACACACTAGTAATATAGTCCTGAAAATTCTTGGAGGAAGTATGAGCGGTAACATTACCCTCGACAGTAACGACGTGTTAATGCTGAAAATGCAGCGCTACCGCATGGACATCATTGAAGGCGTTATGGAGGCCCCTGCGGAGAACCCTGGTGAGCGCATCGTGGATAAAGACCCTAAGATGCTGCGCGTTGCATTGGTTGCCATGGGTGATGTGGATAACTCCATTCACAAGCAAGCACGTCTTGACCTCGATAAGCAAGCGCAAGAGAACGACGGAGATTTCCAGCGTCAGATTGCCGGTGCCATTAACTTCATCATGGAGAAAGGTGGCATGGCATTGGCTGACGTAGGGTCTCCGTCTGATCAAACTTCAGCCCCTGCACCGCAGTTGGCTAACTTGCCCACAGACCATATTTCGTCTGAAGAGGCACACATCGGGGTCGAGCACATTGACTACGATGACATCATGGCCAAGAAGTAATTACACTTCCAGGTCAGGCGGTGTGTCGGTCAACACGGAAAATATATTCACGTCCATGAAGACCACACCCGCCAACCCTGCAAACATCAACGCCATTTGCTCCCACCCATACTCTTCCGCTTTTACCTTCTCAATCAGTTGAGCAGGCGCATCCGATAAATACAGACGTGGCGCCACAATGCGCACCTCTGGGATGGTGGTCTGCTTAAACTCTTCTGTGTGATTCATCAACCACTCATCAAAGTTGTACATGAAACAAATCGCGTAACTGTGCTTTAACATCGACACCGTTAACTCATCCGGCGCAAAGGAGACAATCTCAACAACGGCAGCATTGTTGGTGTACGTCTCAATGACCCGCTGAATGGATTGACACACTTCATCAGACAGTGTGTACGGATAGATGTTCACGTGGATAGCAAACTGCTCAGAGAGCAACGGCATTCCCTGGGTGGTGGTTAACCGGGCAATCAGTGACATCAGGTAGAGTGGCAGTTGTGTCATGGTCGACACTTTTAACGTCTCTTCATCCCGGGCGCTGTAAAGCGCCTCATATGCCGCCTGATTGATTTTCGACCCATTCAGGTCAAAGCGATCGACCGTACGTTTATGGTAGTACGAGTCTTCGATCATTTCCGCCGAGGCAGCGTTCAGCCGTTTCAGAGTACCCAACCGGGTATCCATCAAACAGTCTAACGGTACCAGGCATTTGATGGCACCACTCATTTAGTAGGTTCCTTCTCAATTGCCGACAGGATATCAACCCGTGTCAGGTAGTAAATAAAGAACAACCAGGGGTTGGTTTCAAACTTCTTTTCCAGATCCTGGTACAGGGGAAACACTTCCCGCATTGACGCCGGAAGCAAGCTGGCATTGGATGACATCACAGTCAAGCTGTCGGCCAGGTGTTTACCCAGCGCCATCGCTGAAAGGTTTGCTGTGTCCGTTGAGCGACCAAACACCCGAGCATAAAGCATCGACGCTCCACGGTAAACAAAATCCAACAGATCCTGATTGGATTCCAGCGGCTCCCAAATGCTTTCACGAATACCGGATTCAGACCACAAGCGGGCATAAAAGAAAGATGAGTTTAAACTGACCGCATACCTGATGATTGCATTGTAGATTTCATCATCACTGATTTTGCGTCCAGCGGTTTTATTGTGCTTGATACGTGTGCGTAACCACGTCAGAAAATAATCCTCAACGACTTCCTGGGCTGCAAGGTCCATTTCCAGCACCAGGGGGTCATTGGGTTTCTGAGCGAGCGCACTGGCAAAGGCGGCCAGTTTATTTTTCATGCGCGTCCTGTTAAAGGTTGTTGGTCAGCATCATTGCGTGCAGGATAGCACCCACCGTCTTGGTGGATTTTACCTTGGTCTTTTGACTGGCAATGGCACCGACGTTCACACCGCCTGTGGCGATGATCTCGTTGTTGTAACTCCGGTAAGCGGCTTCATCACCCCCACGCACCTTCAACAGCTCCTGCATGGTTTTGTTCATCCCCATGGCGTACAGGATCTGAATCTCAGGATAGGAGATAGCGGAACCTTTCGATTCGGTGGTAGGCTGACCGGTCAGGTCGTCAACGTGCTTGTTATCTTTGGGTACCGACATCTTCTTCTGTAGCTTCTGCTGCTGGATACGCAGCGGTAGACGCAGAATAGGATACTCAATCGGTGTCAGGAAGCGCTGGCTGGTTTCGAAGTCAACCATGTTGATCTTCTCCATGAACGCACCACCTTCCTTGGTGATTAATCCGATCAGGTGTTCCAGGTCGATGTTCTTACCCGTGAAGTTCGGATGGTAGAACGGAAAGGACTCATCATCCTTTTCCATGCGGTCCATCATCGCATCAAAGGCAGCGTCATCCAAACGACCAAAGTAGTCGCGGTAGATGTCAGGGTTTTTGTTCCCCGGCATCACCTGATCCATTGCCCCGATCAGGTATTTCTCAATAGCAGCACGTGCAGCGTTCATGGGTTAGTCCTTGCTGAATATAAACACGAAATGGCTTATATTATTTTTCACAAGAAGGTCAATCATGTTTTTGGTGCCACGCGACTCACCGTCCCAGAAGATCAGACCCGCATCTACCATCTTACCCATAACCCCATTGCGAATCATGCCGGCAGGTTTCTGATACTTGTCCCACAATGCAGGACGGCCGATTAACCCATGACCTTGTTCGCGTGCATAACGAATCGCCATGTTGTCAGGACCATCCAGTGCCAGACCGGTCACAAGTTCAATGTCGTAGTCTTTATCAAACGGTGTGATAAAGTTACTGATGTACTCGTCCGTGATCTGTTTGAACAGGCTGTAGTTCTTCAGGGTGCGTGAGCCCGCAATCAAGATCTTCATGGGTTTCTTCCTGGAGCTCTCAGATTCTTCTTGCATTTTATTCCGGTACTCCACGTAGAAGTCCAGCTGCCATTGATGCCGCGCCTTCATATCCCGGACTGCATCGTTGCCGTACACGTAATAGTGTTCAAACGGCAGTGATGAGTTCAGGAGCTCTGAGCGCAGGATCTCATTTTGTTCGAGGCGTAACCGCATGCCTTCTTTGAAACGTTCCTGGAAATCGGGCAGGTCTACCCGTTCCATCTTGGAACCGATCTGCTTGGCTTCAAACCCGTTCATCTGTTTGAACTGTTCATGTTTGCAGCCTGTGGCCAACCAGTACCAGTATCCTTCTAAACATTCGAACCATCCGTGATCCTCATGCAGGAAACCATGTTTCGACAGGTTGCTTAACCGACGTCCGAGACTGGTGCTGCTTTTGGTCCAGATGTTGATATGTTC